TCTTATAAAGACGGAAACACACAATCGCATTATGTTTTAGAAATGGCCGAAAAACGCGCAATGTCACGGGCGGTTTTGAAAATTTTAAATCTTTATGAAATAGGTGTTAAATCGGAAGACGAAGCCGACGACTTCGTTAAATCAAAATAAAAAAAATTATGTTATTATTATTAAAAATTATGTTGTGGATTGTTGGAATTATTATTGTTTCATTTTTCATTGTTGTTGGTTTCGCAAGCGGGTTAATGCGTGGGTTAAAAATAATGTCTATAAAAGATTATCCACGAACGGGTTTCGAAAACGTTGTATTGAAAAAAGTTTTGGACGTTGAACCAAATGTTGATCCGTATTTATATTCTTTTTTTTTAAAAGAAGAACGAAAAAAACAAACGGATAAATTTAAAAGCGAAGTTAAAAAAATTAATAAAGAAATTTCAAATGCAAAAAAATAAAATAGAATCGGACAAATTTATTGACAACCTTTTGGATAATATAGAAGATCCGATTGTTAGTGAAACGGGTTCGTTTGGATATATTGGTTTTATGGAATCATTAATTTTAAACGCTTTAATTTCAGAAAATCAAAAAAACGTTTACATTGATTCATTAAATGAAATGCGAAAATCTGAAATGGATTTGTTATGTATGCAATTAAAAGAAAACCAAAATTTCCGTGATCCAAAAGATCAATTAAATGATATGTTTAAAAAAGGTGTGTTTATGGATTTTAAAGATCAAAATTAAAAATAAAAAATAATATGAAAAACAAGGATAATCAATTTACAAAAACATTAAGATTTCACGGAGTTTCCAAACGTGATTTGGGAACGGAATTAAATTTGTCACAACCAACGATAAAAAGTTATTGCGAAAACCCACAATTATTTCGATTAAATCAATTGAAAACGATTGGAAAATTAATGGATAAACAATTAAATGAATTGGACGAAATAATAAATTTCAAATAATGAAAACAAAATATTCAAATCTAACTGAAAAAAGAAAAAATAATATTTTGGAAAAAATACGCAAAACCGGAATGTCTATAAAAGACGCGGCGGACGTTTGCAATGTTACAACGTCAACGATTAACAAAATATTCACGGAACGTTTCGGATCACGTGAACGAAAAATTATGGAATTAAAATCACAAATGGAAAATCAATTTAATAAATTAAAACAATAATGGAAAAACAAAAAATTTTTATGAATGGAATTTTCGTCCGCGAAAAAACATTTGACAACGGCGGTTCAATTTTAAACGTGGATATTATTAACGTGGACGACTTCACGAAGCAATTAAACGAACACAAAAAAAGTGACGGCAAAATTACATTGGAAATAAAATCACGACGCGAGAAGGGCGAAAACGGATTGACGCATTATGTCGAAGTTTCACAATTCGTTCCGGCAATAAAAACAAGCACACCAAGCGGAAAATTTGAAACGGGCGACGATATGCCATTTTAAATAAAAGTTTTTTGTATGTTTGCAAATAAAGTTTAACCAAAAAAAACCATTATGACACAAAAACAAACCAAGGAAACACGCCAATTTTTAGGGATTTGGATTCCACGCGAAATTTATTTGAACAAAAATTTAAGTTGGACGGATAAAATTTTGGTTGTTGAAATTCATTCTTTAGATAATGAACGCGGGTGTTTTGCGTCCAACGATTATTTCGCCGAATTTTTAGGTGTTACAAAAACAACTATTTCAACGTCAGTTTCTAAACTGAAAAAACTTGGGTTCATTGAACAAGTTTCGTTTGACGGACGCACACGCATTTTAAAGGCAGCAATTAAAAATTCCAATAGTCAGAGTTTAAATAAATTTAAAGGCAGACACACGGAAAATTTAATACATAATAAAACAAGTAATAAAACATCTATTAAAACAATTAATAAATCCAATATCGATTTGCGAAAATTAAAATTTATTAATGACGTTTCATTATTAAACGAATCAGTTGAAACACAAAATGATTTTGTTATGTATTGGACGGAATCGACGAATTCAAAAAGCAATCCAAAAATGAAATGGGAATTGGAAAAAACGTTTTCAATTGAAATGCGATTGGCGCGTTGGAAATCAAATGAAATTAAATGGAATAAAAAAAGAAATGGAAATTCTATTAATAACGTCAGCAAAACGAAACAAAACATTAACACGTGGCAAGACGCCCGAAATATGTTGGACGACTTAAATTTACAAAAATGATAATAAAAGATATTGAATTAAAAACATTGCGTGAAAATTGCGTTGACTTAATGGCGCAAACATATTTGGAATTAGGACAACGCCCAAACAAAGAAGACGTCGTTTCTTTTGCTTTAATTTTAAGCGCCGATTTAAAGTTGGATTTTCCAAATTTAAGTTTTGAAGACATCAAACAAAGTTTTCGTCAAGGAATTCGAAATGGTAAAGAATTCCATTTGAACGTTCAAAATTATTATAAATGGATAAATGAACACCGACAAATCATTTGGGATAACGAATCAAAAGAACCACAACAAAGGGATAAGCGTTTGCAATATCGAAGCCGTTACGGAGTTGGAACGAAAACAATTGGCAATGAAATTAAAAAAATAATATAGTGGCGCAAAACGAATTGAAAATTCAAATTGCCGTTGTTAATTGGATCAAATGGAATTTTCCGGAAATGCTTTATTGCGCGTCGGCGGGCGGAATGCGAACGTCTTTATCAGTTGCAAAGAAAATGAAGGCGTCCGGCTATGTAAAAGGGTTTCCGGATTTACAAATTATTCACCCAACAATGAAACACCACGGAATGTTTATTGAATTGAAGGCCGATAAAACGTGTTATGCGTCAAAAGAACAAAAGGAATGGATAAAAAAACTAAATGATCGCGGTTATTATGCCGTCGTTTGTAAGGGTTTCGACGAATCTATTGATCAAATCACGGAATATTTAAACGAAAACGTTTAATTTTTAACCTAGTAAATGAAAAAAAGTTAAAATAAATGAAAGTTTTTTTGATTTTATGGTTGTGGATTCAAAATTTAATCTATCTTTACACCAAGTTAAGACACAAAGTTTTAACGCAAACCAAAAAAAACCAAATCAAAATGTTAGAATCTACAAAAAACACAATCGCAAACGAAGTAAGATCAACAATCAATGCTTTAAGATCATACGCAATAGAAGACACAACAATTGCAAAGGAAAACGGGTGTATGTCAGTAACGGGAACGGAACACGGGTGTATGGACATAACATTTGACAATGGAATGTTTAATTGTGTTGCTCGTAAAAATTACACGGAATTAACTACTTTATTATCTAACGGATCGGAAAATGAAATGATCGCGTTATTAATGACATCTTATGTAATAGAAGCATAAAAAAAATAAATGAAACTTTTTTTGATTTCATAGTGTTGGAATCAAAAATTGTTTTATCTTTACACCATAATTGAAACACTAAGTTTCAATAAAACCAAAAAAAACCAAATAAAATGTCAAATTTAAACATCAAAAAATTAGCAAAGCAAACGGAATTAAATTCAATCGAATTTTTAATTAAATTAATACCGGTTAAAATCAATGACGAAAACCCTTATAATGGCGTTAGTCATTCAGTTGAAGACGTGAATTTAATTTATAATAATTTAGGTTATTTTTATACTTGGAATTCAAATCAAATGATTGAAAGTTTAAATTACTTTAAAGCAAAAAACAAATAAAAAAAACGGCGGGTGAAATTCCCGCCATTTTATAAACCAAAAAAAACCAAATAAAATGTCAGAATTTACACAACAATTAAAAAACAAAGAAAATAGCAAAAGAATTAGAGGTTGCGATATTCGTAAAAATCAATTCACTATTTTTACAAATCAATTGCAAAAAGAATTATTTTCTTCAATTAACGATCGTAATTTAAAAGCGGCTAAAAATACATTGGCTGCAATCAATCAAATTATTAATGAAGAAATAAAAAGCAAATAAATTATGTCCGAATTTAAACAACAATTAAAAGACAATGACGGATCACACGAAATTGAAGTTGACAACTTAACAATTGACAACGAAACGTGCGCGATTTACTACTTTAAAGACACGGACGCAATCCAAATAATCTTTTGGTGTGAACACTACGGCGACGAAAAAAAGTTTATTAAAACGCACAAATTTCAATCGTTTAAAGAATATGCAGAATCAAACGATTATTTAATGTCAACAACCGATCATTGGGATTATGAAACGGAATCAGTTTTTCAAAAATTCGAACCGCTACAATTTGACGAATGGATTTATGAAGACAACGCGCAAGATTGTTTGGTTGACTTTATGAACGATTCATTGTTAATACACGGCACGGAATACGTCAAACGTTCTTTGTGTGATAGGTTGCAACGTTGGGTTGCTTTAATGATTTATAAATTAAAAAAATAATTGAAATGAATTTTACCACGCACACAAACGAAAACAAAAATATTGATTTTGATTTTATAGGATTGG